ATTTGGGTAGCATCGCAAGCAACATTATCAACAGGCGGTGGCGCTATTGTATTATCAACACCTAACGGAGTTGGTAACTGGTTTCACTCGGTATGGTCTGAAGCAGAACAAGAGATAAACGGATTCCACACAATTAAATTGCATTGGACAGTTCATCCGGACCGAGATCAATCTTGGAGAGATGAACAAACTCGTTTATTAGGTGAACGTGGTGCAGCTCAGGAATGTGATTGCGACTTTATTTCATCTGGTCATACTGTAATTGATGGTGCTATATTAATGGATTATGAATTAAAATGTAGTGATCCTATAGAAAAGCGCGGATTTGATAATGCATATTGGATATGGGAATATCCTAACTATGAAAAAGATTATATAGTAGTAGCTGACGTTGCACGAGGCGATGGCGGTGACTGGTCGACGTTTCATATTATTGATGTACAAGATGTTGTACAAGTTGCAGAATATAAAGGTAAATTACCTCCTAAAGATTTCGGCAACATGTTAGTATCAGTTGCAACTGAATGGAATAATGCATTGCTAGCAATAGAAAATGCAAATATTGGTTGGGCAGCAATTCAACCTGCATTAGACCGCGGTTATGAAAATTTATTCTATACATATAAAGATGATGGTTATGTGGATGTAGATGTACAACTTAAAAAGGGTTATGATATGAAAGATAAGAGCCAAATGGTTCCTGGCGTATCAACAACATCTCGTACACGACCATTAATGATATCAGCTCTTGAAATGTATATGCGAGAAAAAACACCAGTTATTCGAAGCAAACGTTTGATTCAAGAACTATTTGTTTTTGTTTGGCTAAATGGTAAAGCACAATCACAAAATGGATATAATGATGACCTTGTAATGGCATTTTGTATCGGCTTATGGTTGCGCGACACATCATTAAAATTACGTCAACAAGGAATTGAACTTAATAAACGAACATTAGGACAATTTCAAAAATCTTCACAACAAGTTATATTTACAGGCAAACCTGCACAGGGAGCAGATGGCTGGTCATGGAACAATGGCCACTACAATGAGAATTTGACCTGGCTTCTGTAACAACCTATATTTATATTAAAAATAATATATTATGGCGTCATTAAGAAAACGTTTACAGAATTTATTTAGTACCAACGTAATTGTACGTGCATACGGTAATGATAAATTAAAAGTAATTGATACTAACCGTTTGCAAGGGGTTGGTAACTTAAATCAAACTAAAGTAGCAGACCGTTATACAAGAATGCATGGTGCTAATAAGCACATGGTTGGTGGTATGGGAGGATATGATTCCAACTACTATATGCATCAGAATCGTATGCAACTTTATGCTGATTATGAAATGATGGACCGCGACCCAATTATTAGTTCAGCACTTGATATATATTCAGATGAATCTACATTAGCTGATCAATTTGGCGATGTTTTAACTATCAAAACTAATAATACTAAAATACAAAAAATTCTTTATAACTTATTCTACGACATTTTAAATATCGATTTCAATTTATGGACATGGATTAGAAACATGACCAAATATGGCGATTTCTTTTTAAAATTAGATATTGCTGAAGAAATTGGAATTTTAGCAGCACGTCCGCTTTCTAGTTACGAAGTAGAACGTTTTGAAGAATATGATGAAGCTACAGGTACATATAAAATACAATTTCGTCATGTAGGCTCTCCTAACATAACATACGATGTTTTTGAAATGGCACATTTCCGTATGTTGTCAGATTCTAACTTTTTACCATATGGTAGATCTATGTTAGAAGGAGCTCGTAAAGAATTCCAAAAATTAATGATGCTTGAAGATGCAATGCTTATTCATCGTATTATGCGCGCACCTGAAAAACGTATTTTTAAAATTGATATTGGTAATATTCCAACAAATGAAGTAGATTCATTCATGGAACAAATTATCAATAAAATGAAAAAGATTCCACACATTGATCAACAAACAGGTAATTACAATCTCAAGTTCAACTTAATGAATATGTTGGAAGATTATTACTTGCCAGTTCGCGGAGGAAATTCTACAACATCAATTGATACATTGCCTGGTATGACATTTACCGGTATGGATGATATTGAATATGTTAAACACAAAATGATGTCTGCACTTAAAATACCTAAAGCATTTTTAGGTTATGATGAAGGTGTAGAAGGCAAAGGCACATTAGCATCAATGGATATCCGTTTTGCTAGAACAATTGAACGCATACAAAAAATTACTATTTCTGAATTAACTAAGATTGCAATCATACATTTGTATGCACAAGGCTTTGAAGGAGAAGATTTAGTTGGGTTTGAATTAGAATTAACATCTCCATCTATAATTTACGATCAGCAAAAAGTTGCATTGATGAATGAAAAAATTACATTGGCTAATGCAATGAAAGATAGCAAATTAGTTTCAGATCGTTACATATATGAATATATCTTCAATATGTCTGAAGAACAATGGCTGCAAGAACGCACGGATATCATTGAAGATCTTAAACTTCGATTCCGTCAAAACCAAATTGAACAAGAAGGTAATGATCCAGCAATAACTGGAGTATCATATGGTACACCTCACGATTTAGCAACGGTTCATATGTCGAGCAGTGAAGTTGAGAAAAAAGATCAAGGCGGACGTCCACCCGAAGGCATTAAACCAGAACAACATAAAAATGCATTAGGATGGGATCCGACAGGTAAAAAAGAATTGAAACAAGCATTTAACGTACAAAATCAAAAATCAACATTTGAACCAGATACTAGATGGGAGCGCGCAGTAAGACCTGTTTCTACCGAAAGCCATAACATATTGAAATACTTTAAAAATAAAAAGCCTGAATTGTTATTTGAATCATTGAAATCACAAAAACAACAAAAGGAAGATTTAGATAAAGGCACTATGTTAGATGAAAACAACATTTTGTAAGAAACATTATATTTATATTAAATAAAAAGCGATCGTATAGTATGAAAAAATTAAAACATTCAAAATATAAGAATACTGGTATTCTTTTTGAAATGTTAGTGCGAAAGTTAACATCGGAGACATTGTCTTCAAACAAAATCGTAACGGTAGATATTATTAAAAAATATTTTGGTAAAAATACTGAGTTATCAAAAGAATTGCAATTATATAACGCACTACTAAAAGAAAATTTCAAAAGTGAAGCTCAAGCATTAGATTATATCCGTACGGTTAAATCTACTCACGATAAGTTGAATCAAACGGTATTAAAACGTCAACGTTATAATCTTGTAAAAGAAATTTCCGATCGTTTTAATTTCGATGACATTTCGAAAATTCATATCAACAATTACAAAACGTTGGCATCAATTTACATGATTTTTGAATATCAAGAAACGGATAATCCTAAACAACTTTTAGAATGTAAAAATGTTATTTTAGAAAATGCACTTATTACATCTAAAGTTAAAGCAGTACAAAAAGATCCAGTAATTGAAACTTTTGAATCACAACCAAAAGAAGTACGATTAATGGCATACAAATTGTTGGTAGATAAATTCAACGAAAAATATTCAGTGTTAGATGAATCGCAAAAACAATTGTTGAATAAATACATTACCAATGTTAATGATACTAAAGCATTAAAGGAATATGTAGAAGTTATTATTCCACGTATTAAAAAAGATTTATTTGATCAATCAAAACATATTACAGATAAAGCAACACAAATCAAAGTTAAAAAACTTTCAGAAATGTTATGCACTGTAGAAAATATGAAAACGATTAAAGAATCTCATGTATTATCTTTATTACGTTATTTTGATTTAATACGAGAACTTAAGGAGATTAGATGAGATCATTTTTAAGAGAAATGGAAGAAAAGTTCATTGACTTGGAAAATGATGAACATGATGAAGATGAAGAAGTAACCGAACAAAATGTTACGTCTGCTGTTGCTGGATATAATACACCTGGCGCATTTCTTACTCCCGCTCAATACGAAAAGAAGAAGAAAAAAATCAAATACGAATCAGTAAATAAACCTGCTTCATGGACAATGGGTGGATATCAAGCCCCAGAAGATGAAGAAGAAGAATATACTGATAAATTTCCGTTTGCAGATCATGAAGGTAAATGGCAACATAAAAATTATGAATACCCATCAAAAAATTTAACACATACTCCAGGCACTGCAAATAAAAAAGATAAAACAATGAAATTAACTACGGAAGATGTATTAGAAAAAAAATATGAGGAGTTATTAGAATCATATCGTCGATTTGCTACCGAAGACAAACATACAAGTCCAGAACGCAAAGTAAAAAATACAATCAAAGAAATTGCAAAAAAGTTACAAGAAATTGAAACTATGGTTAATTACAATACAAGATTAAAAACAGAATCAGGCGTTGCAGCATCAACATATGGTCCTGGCACGCAAAAGGCATTGACAAAAATTTCAGAACGATTAATTAAGATTTCTGAACGTGTAAGAGCATTAGGGGAGTAATATGTCAAAAAGATTAATTGTTGAATATATGCCATTTAAGCCTGTTAGTTCATTAACAGAACAATCTGGCGCAGAGTATGGAATACCGGGAGGATTTGTTGTACAAGGAGTATTGCAAAGAGCTGGTGCAAAAAATCAAAACGGACGCGTCTATCCTAGAAATATTCTAGAAAGAGAGTGTCGCAGATACCAACAAGAATATATTGACCAACACAGAGCATTAGGTGAATTAGATCACCCAGAGTCTTCAGTTGTTAACTTGAATAATGTATCGCACAATATTTTGAAAATTTGGTGGAATGGTGATGACTTAATGGGCGTCGTTCAAGTATTAGATACACCATCTGGTAAAATTCTTAAAGAACTTTTTAAAGCAGGTATTACATTAGGAATTTCGTCTCGTGGTTTAGGATCTGTTAAAGAATTACGTAGTGAAGGCGTAGTAGAAGTTCAAGATGACTTTGAATTAATATGTTGGGACTTCGTGTCTAATCCATCTACTCATGGGGCTTTTATGCGTCCTACGAGCATGAATGAATCAACGGATAAAAGTATTCAAACAAACAAATATAATAGAGTAAACGACATCATTACATCAATTTTATGTGAAGATGGTAAATGTAGGATAATATAATGGGAACACCAAACTTAAAATTTATTTTAGAGACAATATTGGAAGATCAACCAAAACCAATGTCTAAAGAAGAAAAACGTGCATTCATGGAAACCGTAAAGAATTTTTCAGCAATGGGCGAATCTGTTTATGGAAAAGGTGATCTTGAAGAAATAGTTGAACGAGTTAAAAGCATAGTAGAACGCGCAGATCGTATTATGACTGAAAGCAATGATTGGATGACTAATGTTGCTCATAAAAAAGGCAACAAAAGAATGCATGAAGATTATCGTGATTTTGAAGCAGCAGCACGTGAACTAAAAGAAGCACAAGATAAAATGGCAATTGCTTATGAAAATATTGGACAACATTTAAATCGTTATTTTGATGTTGGATAATTTGGATAAGTAAAACATTATTATTATAATATAGGTAGAATGATGAAAACCCTTAAAAAATTATACAAAGACTTTTTTGGTTTAAAAGAACAAGCTGAAAAAGGCAGTATATCAGTTAAAGATCCTAAACAAGCTGAAGATTTAGCGAA